CGGTCTGTTTTGGGTCCTTAGTAGTTCTGTTAGCACAACCTAAGAATGGATTAAAATCTGCATCATTTTCAGATTGTTTTTTCATAACTACTTCATAAGGTGGGAGGAAGTAATCAGGTAAATGTCTTCTTCTACCTGCCCAGTCTTCAACATAGCCAGTTTTTCTTAAAGACTCTTTAGAAGCCTCAATAGTTTTCTTAACTTCTGGGAAACTTGAGAAGAAGTTATTAAGTAGTTCTTCACCTGCTTTTTTATCCTTGCCCATTCTAATACCTGCAGTCTTTCCAGACATACCATAAGTTGCTGCTAATAGCATTGTCTTAGCTGAGGCACGTCTCTCTTTGCCTGCTTTATGTAAATGAGTTTTCTTTCCGCAAATAATTTTCTTTCCATCAAGTTCAATTTCTGTTCCTTCTGGATAGAATTCAAGGTTATCCTCATAATTATTATTATACATACCTTGAGCAATGACGCAATATAAATCTTTACCTTGCTTATAAGCATCAATCATTGCTGGGTCTTGGCTTAAGAAAGCAGTGAGTCTTGGTTCCTGGGCTGAATAGTCTGAACCAACAATTCTATATCTTGTTCTAACTTTAATGGTTTCGTTAATTAAGCTGGTAAAATAATAAAATTTATTTTCTTGTTTAATGGAAGTAAAAGAAATAAAACCAGTTTTTGTTGAAATAAGGTCTCCAACTTTAATGTCTTTACAGTATTTCCAGCCATCGGCAGTTTTAATCTCAGCAATTTCTAATAACTTAAATACTTTATTTTCTGAGCTAACTTCAGTATATTCTTCTTTAGCTTTGAAAAGAGATCTTGTTAATTTACCTTCTCCACGAGATGGAATATTTTGAATGTTAATACCAGAAACAACAACAGGCTCTCCGTTTTCAAAGAATTTTAATTTACCACCTGAACTATATCTACCAGTATCTGTGCCAGTAGCATTTAAGTGGAAGCGAATTCTTCCATCTGGCCAATGCTTTGCTAAATCTGGAATAACATCAATATATGTTGTAATTAACTTCATATAACCACGACGTTTTAATAATAATTGACAGAAATCGGCCGCAGCGATACGAGCTTTCAATAATTTTTCTTCTGGAGCTTCGTTTTCAATAGCTTCTAAGACTGAATCATTAACTGAACTTTCTTTAGAAGTAGTTTCTTCTTCTTCATCTTCATCATCAATGACCTCATCTTCTTCATCTACTGGTTTATACTTTGCCAATACCTCAGCAAGTTTTTTAAGTTCTGCTGAACCTGTTGCTCTTGGTTTAGTATCATTAACAGTTGGGCATTGTAAAATATCATAGAAAAGAATTGCTAATTGAACTGGAGAAGCTAAGTTAATTGGGTCTGTAAGTTGTTCAGTCTTTGGTTTAGAATATTTAAATCTATCACCATTTTCATCGATTTCTGTATACATTTCCTCAATTTTTTCTTGACTCATCTTAGTCTTTGCAGGAACATATATCTTGGTTTTTTCATTAGCAGCTGGAGACAAAAGCCACTCAGTAATTTGAGGCTTTAACTCTTCAAGCTTTTTATCAATTTGAGCATCTAAGTCTGCTAATAATTTATTATATTTTTCTTTAAGTCTTTCACCAAAAGCAACATCAACACAAACTCCACGAAGTTCCATATGAGCTGTGACAATAACAATTGGCATTTCAATATTCTCAAAAACCCAGCGAAGTCTTTTGTTTTCTTCGGCCATCATAATTGGCTCTTGCCACTTATAAAGTTTATAAGTCATCATAGAGTCAGTAGCAGCATATAATGCGAATATATCTGGGTCAACTTGCGCATATTGGACATTTTCAAACAAACCTTCAATATCATATTTTTCTTGTTGAGGATCAATCTTAGAAATATATTGCATTTTTAAGTTTGCTTTTTCATTTTCATCAATAAGTCTAGCTGCTGTCATTGTATCCCAATCAGGTTTAACATCAATATGACAAGTGCAATGAATAACTTCATAGTCGAACTTACCGTTATGCATCACGACGAAAACTTTATTATCTAAAATTCTTTGCAACTGAATTCTACAGGCTTCTTCTGTGAGTTGGTTTGGTAAAAGTTCACCAGTATCATTATTAATGTGGTTAACTGGAATATAAGCTTGCTTTTGTCCTGGAACATACAAGCAAAGGCCCATCAACTTACAAGTGATAGGGTCAAGTGAGTTATTAGTTTCTGTATCGATTGCAACTACTTTTGCTTCAATTGCAGCATCAATATAAGCAGAAAAGTCATCAAGACTTCTAAGAACAACAGTATTGCTTCTCTGCTTTCCTAGTTTCCTGATGACTTTATCTGTAATAATTTCAAGTCTTTCTTGAATGGAAAGCTTTTTGGATTTGAGAAGTTTTGCTGTTTGTGCTTCTTCGTCTAATTCTTTTGCTGGCTTTTTAACCTTTTTAACTAAGTCTTTAACACTAGTTTTTGGTTTTAAATCAATATCGAATTCTGCACCAAAAAGTCCTTCCATCAATAAAATCTCCTATTATTTTTTAATTAAAATGAGAATCCATTAAAACTTCTTGCTGGTCTTTCAACAGGAGTTTCAACAGGTTTTTCTTCAGCTACTGGAGCTGGTGCTGGTTTTTCTTCAGCAACTGGTGCTGGGGCTGGTTCTGCTGTGAATCCTAAAGCTTCTTCAACTTTAGCTTCTTCAACCTTGTTAGGAATAATTTGTTCTAAGTTTTTAGAAACTTGTTCTTCTTTAACAACTTCTGGGAAATGACCTGTAGCTAAATAAGCTTCTAAGTCTTCTGCTGATTTAACCCAGTATGAATGTTTTGTAATATCGAAGTTATCAAAAGCACTAAAGTCTGCTGGGATAATTTCTGGTTTATTATAAACAGGAATGTAATCTAAAGAATATTTAGTTTCTTTGCCAGAACCTTGACGAGTAACTTTGAAAATAATATCTCTTAAATTACCGTAGTCTCTAAGTTTTGTAGCAATTTCTTTAGAGAAACCTGCAGGACGTTCCCAAACTACTGGAATTGGTGTAGCCCAACTACCTGTTTGTCCGTCTTTATAGGAAACAAGAAGTTCAAGATAAACTGTCTTAGCAGCTTTACCAACAACTTCATGACCTTCTGCAGCAGCACGGCAGAATGGACAAGCATCTGAATAAGAACCAACTTCATTTAAGCAGCTAACTGGAGTAAATCCTGTGCCTAAACCTTCAAACTTTTTACCAAAAGCTGGTTTGTGAACTGTGGCGAACTTTAAATCTTCAAGGCCTGAACAATTGATACGGACGAGTGCTTCGTCTCCATCATTTTTAAGCTTGAAAAATCCGACTTTTACGGAACTAGCAGAGGAACCGCCCTGTGCCTTTGCGATAGTGTCTTGATAATCTGAATAACTAAATTGTGCCATCGTTTTCTCCTTTATCGTTTATTTAGTATCTTTGCAATTTTATTGTAGTTGCTCTACATTATATTTTACGATATTTTAAAGAGGAATTTTTAGCTTTTTTCAAAACTTCTGCAACTTCTTCTTTAGAACAATCGTTAATATCTTTACGGTTTGGAGGCAGCTGAGTTTCAATAACAATAATTCGTTTTGCTATACCTCTTTTCAAAGCTCTTGTAAAGCTTCTTCCTGCCTCGTCATTATCAAACATTGCATATAAAATATTTATACAAGATTTATTTATTTGCTCGATTTGATAATCTGAGATCCTGCCAAGAGTTGCAATTGTTGGATAACCATATTCCCAGCCAGTTAAGCAGTCAATTGGTCCTTCAACAATTAAGGCAGTATCATAATTTTCTTTTTGAATTTTATCTAAACAATAGACAGGTTTTTCTACGTCTTTATCAAGATAAAATGTTTTTGTATCTATAGACCTTTTTGGGAGCATTACGAGCCTTCCTTTAATATCGTAAGCTGGAAATATAACTTGACGATATTTCGGATCATATTTAACCTTAAACATCTCACAAATTTGACGAGATAATTTTCTTGTAGATAAATAAGGTGTCCAGCTTTGATATTGGTCTAAGATTTTTTCATCTAAAACCTTAACTTTTTTCTTAGCGTTTAAGGCATTAAGATCAATCGGGTCAGCCATAAAAACTTGTTTTTCAATGATTTGTCCATCAAAAGTTTTTAATAGCCAATTCTTAGCATATTCTTCTGAGCTATCAAAACACTCAGCAACAAATTTTAAGAATGTTCCTTGCTCTTCACAGACAAAGCATCTAAAATAACCATAAGCAATATCTGAATCGTTGCCAACATAGATATTACAAGCTGGGTGGCTCTCAGTTCCATTTCCGTGATGCGGACAAGTAACTAATAAGTTATCACCCTTCTCTTGAATGTCTTTTAACTTACCATTGGTTAAGGTAATTTGAAGTCGCTCTAAAATGTCTTTAATTGGAGTATTTATTACTACATTATCAACAATTAAGCTTCTCATTAGAATACTCCATCTCCATCATAAGCATCATATGTTTCTTTAGCTTCTTCAGCTGACAAGTTTTCTGGAATGTATGTAAATCTACCATAATTGAAATCAGCTTTATAAGTTAATTTTCTATTGTCGCCACCGTCTCTGGACTTGACAATATTGATATGAAGCAAATCTTTTTCTTTATTTTCTTTGTCTTCTTTATTCTTATTAGAACTACTTCTATCAAGCATCAAAACAACTGTAGCATCTTGACCAATTCTATCAGCTAAGCCAATTTGAGTTGTATCTTGCTCGCCATCTTCATTCTTAGTTCTATTCATTTGAGAAACAGAAATAACAGGAATACTATATTTTACTTGAAGATTTTTAATAGCTTTTGAAATATTACCAACTCTTTCCCAAGAAGTTTTTCCAAAGCTTGTGTCTTCAAGTAAAGAATATTGGTCAATAAGAAGCATATCTAAATGTTCTCTCTTAACAAAAGCTTCTAAGGTATCGACTGTCGCTGAACCACCAATTTGAGCTGGAGTAAGAACCTTCAAAGTTCCCTTAATTCCGCCAGTTTTTAAGCCTTCTAAGTAAGTTTTATATTGAGCAGTGATAGAGCCATCACCTCTATTTAAGCCAGTATTATCAATATGACCTAAATAAGTATCAACTCTATAGCCAACTTTATCAGCTGTCATTTCACCTTCATATAAGCCAACGTGGCGACCTTGCTTTGCGCCTTCAACAGCCATTTTAATAAGTAAGTTTGTTTTACCTATACCTGTTCTAGCGGCGATGACCATATTTTCATTTTCTACATCAATGCCACCAATAATATTATCTAATTCTTTGAATCCTGTTGAGATATAATATTTACTTCTATCTGCAGTTCTTTCAATGAATTTATCAAGTCTTGAATGATCTTGAAGAATATCAATACTATGAATTGGAGTTCCGCCCTTCATATTTTCAGAAGAAGTTTCAAAATAATTGACTGCCTCATCAATCTTGTCTTCTTCAATAAGTTTTCTCATTTGATTGAATGTAGTTGCAAGAAAACTCTTTCTATAGTCTTTAACTAATTGTTCAAGTAAATAGCTATCTGGTTCATTGACTTCAATAATATCAAAGTCTGGGAAAGCGGCAGCAAAAGTTAATTTATCTGGGACTGAATTATAAGTCTCAAAATGCTTTTTAATATATCTAAACTCAGCCTTATAATTATAGAAATAGTGTTCATTTAGATTATTTAATAAGACAAATGAATAGTCTTTTGTATTTAAGATTTTATTAAGAACCTGGAGTTGGGAAGTCATTAGTTGTTAACCTCCTCTCTAAGTGCTTTTTCTTTAATCTGACGTTTATCAGACCCGTGAAGCTCAATATCAGTAGACATATTACAAATTCTACTTGTAATTCTTTCACCTAAAGCATCTCTCATTGCTTTTGTATCTAAGTTAGAGGTAAAAATATTGCTCTTACCATTTGACATTCTGGTCTCAATTAAACTAAGTAAATGATTGAGCTCAAATTCAGAGCCAACCTTAGCTGCAATATCATCCCAAATAACTAAATCAGCAGTTAAAATATATTTTTGAATATGATCTGCGTATTCATTTTTATTTGAAATACTGTCTTTAAGTGCTAATAAAAATCTTGGGACGCTAACAAACAAAGCTTTACAGGCTAATTCGCCTTGCGCCCATGTTTTAAATATATAAGATTTTAATATTCTAATTGCCCAACTTGATTTACCATTTCCGCAAATAGTTGAGTGAATATATAAATTTCTACCTTCTTTAACAAAATTTTCAGCATCTTGTTCAATTCCAGCTAATTTTGTAAATTCTTTATAGTCTGTTCCGTCTTCGTCAGTAACTAACTTAAAATATCTACGTTGACTTTCTGGAATTAAAGCATAATCAAAAAGATACTCCAGCTTAAACTTACGTAAGCAGAAGTCAGAAGCACAATCTTTTCCATTACACTTTTGTTTATACGGACATTCTGACATTAAACTTCCTCCTTATTTTCCTGAGCTTCCGGCCCAAGCTTCTCCTCTATTAGATTCACTGAGTTCATCTACAACTTCAAGTGCTCCTTGGTAGACAGGGAAAACATAAAGTGAGCAAACTCTGTCATCTTTCTTATAAGTAATATCATTATCTGTAGGATTAAAAATTAAAATATGAATTTCACCACGATAATTTTCATCAATTAGAGGCTGCTGAACAATTAAACCTGTTTTACAAACAGAACTTCTCATAGCTAAAAGACCTGCATAGCCTTTTGGAAGCTCAACACAAACTCCTGTGTCAACAACTGTAATGTCGTGAGCTTTAAATGTTATATCATCTATTAGATATAAATCGTATCCTGCATCACCTTCACGGCCTTGTTTTGGAGCTTTTGCACCTTTAATTAGTTTAATTCTCATAATTTTTAAGTCCTTTCAATTTACTTCAATATATTATACAATAGTATATAGGCTAATTTTTGTATAAAAATAAAATATCGCCCAATTTTTTTGGACGACATTTAACTTATATTAATAATGTAATAGCATCTTTTTAAGTATCATTTACAGTATCTTTTAAGTTAAATATCGTTGATATTTTATCTTAAGTTTTGTGCACCCTTGCACATTTAATTTAGCCAATTTTTTGAGGCTAATTTTTTAGATTTTTTCTATGTTTTTCCAGCGTTTTACTAAGGATTTTACAGATTTTTTAGCAACTTTAATTGTAATCAAATCTTTCAAATACATATATATTATTTTAGCAATTTGTTTTGCTTGTTCCTCAGTACAACCCCTTGTAGTAATAGCTGCAAAGCCAATTCTGAGACCGCTTGTCTTATTTGGCTTTAAAGTATCACCTGGAATCATATTTTTATTTGTAGTAATCCCAATTTCTTCAAGCTTCTTTTGAGCATCAAGACCTGTTAAGCCAAATGAATCAAGAGTATTAAGAAGGAATAAATGATTATCTGTTCCTGTAGTAACTGCTCCCACTCTTTCAAGTTCTTGTTGACAAGCTTTTGTATTTACTTTAACTTGATGAATATAATCTCTAAATTCTTGGGTATCAGCTTCTTTGAAACAAGTAGCCTTAGCAGCAATAATATGTTCAAGTGGTCCACCCTGATAATAAGGGAAGACTGCTGAATTAACTTTTTTAATAAGTTCTTCATTATTAGTTAGAATAATCCCGCCACGAGGACCTCTAAGTGTTTTGTGAGTAGTTGAGGTAACAATATCAGCATATTTAAGTGGACTCATATGCTCATCAGCTGCAACTAAGCCTGCAATATGAGCCATATCAACCATAAATAAACATTTATATTTTTTAGCAAGTCTACTTAAATGAGCAAAATCAATTTCATATGGATAAGCACTATAACCAGAAAGTAAAACATCTGGCTTAACTTCTTCGAGCTTTTTTTCTAAAATATTATAGTTAATTCGACCATTTTTCCCCAGATCAAAAAAACTAAAATCATATACTTTTGAGCTAAAACTTACTGGACTTCCATGAGTTAAATGTGAGCCAGAATTTAAGTCCATAGATAAGATCTTCATCTTTCTATCAGTAATACCTAAATATCTTTGTAAAGCCTCATATGCTGCTGCATTTGCTTGTGAGCCAGAATGAGGTTGAACATTAGCATATTTACAATTAAATAATTTACAAACTCTTTCAATAGCTAAATCTTCAATCTGGTCTACAAATTCACAACCGCCATAATATCTTTTATGAGGATAACCTTCTGCATATTTATTAGTTAAAATACTTGCACAAGCGTCTCTGACGTCTTTACTTGCGTAGTTTTCAGAAGCAATTAGTTCAATCCCTTCATTTTGTCGTTTTGTTTCGGCTTTTATTATATTTTTAATTGCTTTTTCCATAAATTATTTCCTAAATAAATTTGCAAAGAAATTAAGTAATCTTGCAATAAATCTCTTAAATGTTGTGTTATAAACTGGTTTTATGATATCAGGAGTCTCTGAAGTAACCTCATCAGTAACTCCCCAAGCTTCATCTAATTTAACATCAAATGGAAGAATAGCACGTCCACCTTTACCCCAGCTAGAACCCCAAGAGTTTTGGATAAGCCAACCTTTTTCATTCCAACCATAGATTAACATACAGTGGCCGCCAGTCTTTTTAGCTTTTTCATTAACTTGCATAATACCATTTGAATCAACTTTAATACCTTCACGCCAAGTCATTGCAAATACAACTGGGCCATAATTCATTAAAGCATACTTAATATCGTCATCACCATTTAGTCTAAAATAAGTTGAAAATCTATTAGGATATGCTTTTTCTTTAAGTGAATCAAATCTTTCTTCAAATAATTCAATAGCTTCTGGAACTTCTTTATTTTCTTTAAAGTCTTCTTTAAAAACATTTCCAAATTTGCATATATTATTTAGAGCTTCTCTAACATACATGCCCTCAGACTTGCTTACTGAATTTCTGCGGTTTCCATAAATAAAACCAGTGGACATAAGTTTATCAGTTTTTTCTTGCTCTCTGTGGAACCATTCATTAGCTTCTGCAATAGAATGAGCAACACAAGATCCTACTGAACCTTGTGACTTAATTTTTGGTGCTTTAAGTTCAAATTCTTTTGGAAAATATTCCCCTTCTTTTGGAGCTGCTTTTAAAGTATAGTCTCTGATGTCAACTCTAAAAGGAAGAGCACCTAATGTTTCAATAAATTTCTTTTCTGCCATAATTATTCTACCTACCTAAATTTAAAAAATCACTTGATGTCAAGCTACCAGAAAAACCACAATGAGGACATTTTCTACCTAATGTTTTTCCAAAAAACTTTTTTAGGTCCATTCCAAAATTAGTTTCTTCATTACGGTTAATTACTTCATAGGCAGCTTCTTTTTCTGTCGCATAAAAAATTTTACCGCAACAAGGACACTCAATAGTAACTATTTTTTCGCCTGTTTCAGTAGCTTTTTCAATAACTTCTGCTAGATTTTTATCTAATTCATTCATTATTTAATTCTGCCTAAAACATCTTTTAAAGCTGCAATTAAACCAGTTGTAGTTTCATCTAAAACTTTAGCTTCTTCGCTAGGTTCATTAAAAGCACTAGATAAGTCTCCTAAAATTTTTCCAGCTTTACTTAGAGTTTCAATTTCTTCTGTCGTAAATCCATAAACTTGTGTAATTTTCATAGCTATAATTCCTTTCTATATTAATTTAGTATATTTATAAGGATACCGCCAAATAAAGCGATATTGCCAATAATTAAAAATACCCCTGACCAAAAATTTATTCTACTAACTATATGATATAATTCTTCTTCAGATTGTGGAAAGCCTGCATCACTTGCTTCGGTATAAAACTGTTCCCAAGCTTCATTATTTCTAGTAACAAGCCTTGAAGATGAAAAAATAAGAAAACTAATTATTACTATTAGAGCTCCAAAAACAATTAAAAGTATACTAAATACATGCATATTAGAATATTTCTCCTATTTCTTCTTTTGTCCATTCTTTTAATATTATACCATGTTTTTTAAATAATTTTACTAAACCAGCTCTTTCTGAACATAGATTATCTGGTTTTTCATGAACTAATAAAATAATCTTTGGCTCACCCTTGAAGTGAGTTATTTTTCTTACGTCCTCAGCGACTCTCTCAAATTCTGGAAGTAGATAACCTTCAAAGTCTATTGTTTGTAAATGTTTCCAATAAGCATCAAGGAATTGGCAGTGCGGGTGTTTCTCAATATAAGGACAAGGTTTACCAGCACACATTTCCTCTGGTATTTCATCTTCTGGAATTAAAAAACTTTCTTCTTTTATTCCAACTAAGACATTATTTTCATTTATATATTGTCTTTTTCCATTATAAGTATTTAGCCACTTAGGGTCCCACACTGCTGTCGAGACTGGAATAAACTCTTCAGTTAGGTATCTTAAGTTTTGAAAATAAGTAATATAGTATTCCATTATTTATCACTTACATCTTCAGTATCAAATAAAGCAAACTCATCTGTAGCAGCATTAGCATCATCAACTAATTGTTTATCTGTATTTAATTCAGTAATTAAATTATCTATTTCATTATAAAGTTTAACATAGGTGTCTGATAATGTTTCTGGGTCATATAAAGAATTATGTAAAATATTATCAGTTAATTTTATGCTATCAAGTTTTTCTGATTTTCCATTACTATGGTCTAGCTTATAAACAGCAAGTTCATTTAATCTATAGAAATAAGCAACCATATAAGGTTTTTTATGAGCACGTTTAATAGCATCTTTTAAACCAGAATCAACATTAGTTGTATAAATATCCTTTACTTCAATTTCAAAAGGAACATTATCATAAGTTAAAATTAAATCACTATTACCAAGGCCTGGACCTGGGTGAAGACTTGCATGAGTTTCATCTCCAAACTTTCCAGAAAGCTTTGTTTTATCAAAGTTATCAGCAAAAGCTGAACTAATGGCCGTAATAATAAAGTATTGGATACTAGAATCATTTAAAATATAATTTTCTGTTTTATTGGCGCCATCAAAGTAAGCTGCACTTTGAGGAGAGTTTTCATTATATTCTAATAACTGAGATTCTTCATTAAAACTTGGAATATCATCAATAATATGTTGAATTTCTTCAAACGTAGCCCTTAACTTAATAAGCTCATCAAGTGAAAGTGTATTTAATTTAAAATAATCACCTAAAGCTTTATCTAAGTAAGTATATAAGAATTCTGGCTTTATGTCAAATTTATCTGGAACTAATTGATTAAACTTCTTAAAGTCATATAAATTATAAATAAATAAGCAACGATCTTTACCTTCTTTTGGTTTATACCTAACAGTTAGTGTATATACATTATAAGGATTGCCTGTAGAGCTTATTTTTTCTTCTACTTTATTTATAGTAATAGTTTTAACTTCTAAAACATTATCAACAAAATATTGATATTGATCAATAATTTGTTGGTGTCTATTTACACCATTGTCCACATATTGGTCTTGGTTTAACCAATTAATATTTTCTTTTACTAATCGTAAAATGTCAGGCAAAGTTTCTTCTGCCTTTTTATAAACAAGTACTTGACCAGGTTTAAATTTTGCCATAATTATCTCCTTTTATATTTTAAAAATTCATAGCTGAGGCCATTATCAATTCCGCCTCCAAGGTATCTATCAATATAATACGATTTTTCTTTATCTAAATTTGGGAAAAATGCAGTTGTTTCTGGGTCGGATGCCTCAACCTTAGTGACTAAAACTTCATCATAGTAAGGAAGAAATAGTTTATAAATACTTGAACCGCCACAAATAAATACTTCAAACTCTTTTGCTAGTAGTTGAACAAATCTTAATAACTCATCAAATTTAGCAAAGGTAATAGCACCTTCTAAACAATCTAAACTTGTTGCTTGATCCCAGAGAACTACATTAAACCTTCCAGGAAGTGGCCTCTTAGATAAACTGTCATATGTAGACTTTCCAAAAACTACTATATTATGTTTTGTGGTCTTTCTAAAGAATTTCATATCGGCCGGAAGATTAAAGAGTAAACCATTATTTTTTCCAATACCCCAGTCAGAAGCAACACAAACAATACCTTTAATCACCTTCAGCCACCTCAATTCTTGTATCTCCAATATAGCCTCTTTTAAGCCAAACTGCGCAAGTGCAGAAGCCAAATGGAAAGTTGCATTTTTTAGGTGAAACTATATACATATATGGAATTCCACCAAACTTTTGCAGACTTTTTACTCTTGTGAATGAACTTGTGAGCTTATTAAGAGGAATTAAATAAACTATATTATCAGCAATTTCCATAGAATGCTCGATCACAGGCCCAAAAATTGAATAAGGTGGGTTTGAAATAATCCAGTCAACTTTTTCATTGTAATCAAAAAAGTCTCTACCTAAATCAATTTCACACCAGTCTTTTTCAATACCTTCTGGCAAGTTATCATAAAAAGCACCTCCACCTTTAAACGGGTCAAGGACTTTGCCATACAGATCAAACTTACTAATAATATCTTTAGCCGTTTCTACTGGAGTATATATTTTATCATTTGCTGTACTAAGTTTATTTTTCTTCATTAATAGTTCAAACTATCCTTTTCATACTTTTTCTGTAAAGTATCTTTATTGATATTATACCAGTTAATAAAATCATCTTCACTTTCAGAATCAGCTAATTGATTAATAAGTCTTTTTAGTAAAGCTTCAGAAGCAGGATACATTGCTCTTTGGCCTTCACACTTATTTTTGTAGTATTCAAGCGGAGCTTTTAATGAGAAAGTTTCTTTACTATATGTTTTTGAAGCTCCCCATTGATCACAAAACATTTCAATGACTCTATCATATGGCATTTTAATACATTTACAAACAATAGTAAATGTATTATCACCATTAGGAGTTGCGTCTACTATATCAAGATACGACTGCCAGTGGTGGAAATTTCTATGATAATGTAAGTACCAAGAAGGGGAGTAGCCTAATTCATCTCTTGCATTATCATGTGGGCTTCTTTTTCCATTTGCCCACTTATAGATATCAAATTCATCTGGGCTAAACTTGCTTAGGTCATGAGCATCGCCTAGCTCGGGAATTCCCATTTGGTAACATAAATCTTTAACAATTTTAATATGTTTTAAAATAGTTTCTGTATGTAATTCTCGTTTTTCTTTATCTGTCATTTATTTAGTCTCCTCTACAACTCTATACATTAATGTTTTTAAATCAGTATCATAATATTTATTTAACATTTTTAATCTGATTTTTATATAATTATTTTTTATTGCAAAGTCAGGCATACCTATTAAAATTTTGTTAATATTTTCTTCTGTTAGGAATTCGCCAAGCTCTATATTTGTAGTAAATGCTGGGTGCTCTTCTGTTCTAGGAATCCAAAATACAACTTTGTCTGACATATGAATTGCTTTTTGTTCCCACTCAGTTTGCTTTTCTAAATAAAGTGGGTCAGAAGTATCGTAATAAGGATTTGTTGGATTAAATATAACCCCATCAAAACCTGCCTCTTTTAGATATTTAATAGCTTCATTTCGCCAGTCATCATCATAATTTTTTCTTGGGCATGGACCTGCCAGAAATATAGCTTTATTATATTCAGTTAAAAGCAATTTGTAAGCTGATGGATCACCAACTTTTCTTGTTTCTGGGTTTGCTGGGTTAACTACTTTAAACATAAATCAACCACCAACCTAATCACAATAGTCAAGCTTATCTGTAATAATTTCAAATGCAGGTTCATCAGCCGGCGCCAGGCCAATATTGCCATTTACTTCTTTTTCTGCTGTAAGAAATTCTAAAATATCTTTTGTCCAAGCAATAGCAGATTTAGCTTTAGCTAAAAGAAAATTTGAATAACCATCGACTGAATTTAAATCATATTGTCCTTCACCTTCTTCTGAAGCACATCCTGTAAGAGTCTCATGAACTTCTTGAAGTCTTTCATTAATTACTCTAAGCTCTTCACTAAGATTATCAAGGTAATTAAATAATTCACTTGCTACTGGGGCTTTTTCTGGATAGCCGGGTTTTTCTGAATCACTTACAATAAACTTATAAATTTTATCGACTAAACCATTTGCATTAGTTAACTCTATATAAGCACGTTTATAAAAACTTTCAAAGTCTTCTTCTGCATAGGTTGTAAATGCTTCTGTTGCTTCATCTTCTGGAGTAAAAATCTTATATTTGATATCATAAAGTTTTTCATTTAACTCCTCAAGAGCTTTTTCAAAATTATTCTTAAAAATTTGTAGTTCCATAGTTTTCTCCTTATACTAACCACATTCATACTCTGAAAATTCAATTTTATTAAATAATTCTTCAGTCATATCTAATGTATCGTATTCACCATCTTCATACTCAACATGAACATGATCTGGTAAATAAATCCACTTTTCATTATTTTGACCTTCAGAAACCATATTATTTAAGATTTCTTGATATGTTTTAAATTGAATCCAGTCATGCCTTTCAATAGCATTTGTAATTTGTTTGTCAATACCAGTGCCCCTTAAAAAGCAATGGTCAAACCAAAAGTACATAATTTTAACTATTTTTTTATTTTCTTCTGCCATAATTTTCTCCTTATACTGCAACTGGGATTTTACCCTCATATTTTGTAGATTTGTAATTAATCAGTTTAAAGTCATCAACTGTAAAGTCTTCTAAATTTTTAACTTCTGGATTAATCCATAAAGTAGGTGCCTCATATTCTGGATTATTTAATACTTCTTGCATAATAGGAATATGACGGTCATAAATATGCAAATTATTAACATAATGACAGAAGATACCCGGTTTTAATCCAACAACTTGAGCGACCATACAAAGTAATAAAGCATACTCAACTGTATCAAAACCACCTGATGCTGCTGCCGCTGCTGTATCTCCCGACCTTTGAATTAAAGTCATATTTAATCTATCTCCTTGAACATCCCAAAGAGTTTCATAGACACAAGGAAGTAAAACCTTATTCATTTCTTTAAGTTCTGCAGGATTCCACATAGTGACAATCATACGTCTATTCATAGGATTATTTTTAAGATTATAAATTAAAGCTTCAACTTGGTCCATATAACCCTCAATTAAGTCATATTTTTGTGCAAGTTGAGCTGAATAAGTTCTACCAATAGTTCCATCTTCTAAAGTCCAAGCATCCCAAATATGAGCTCCAAGTTCAGAAACTTTTGTAGACTTTTTGCACCACATCCAAATAACTTCTTTAACAGCAGTTTTGAATGGTTGAGTTCTTAAAGTTAAAATAGGAAACTCTTTTGACAAGTCATATCTTCTCATAACTCCAAAAATTTTTTTAGTATGAGCTGGAATTCTTGTCTCATTTCCATTTTCATCTACATCTATCCAAACAGGTCTAACTTTATAATCTTTATCATCAAACCCATTTTCTAAAATTTCTGTAACTTCTTCTCTAAAATATTTATCTGCTAATGCCATTCTTTTCCTCCTTAGCTAATTTATTTAAATATGCTATATCTTGGTCCATTCCAGCCTCTTTTAAATGGGCCATTTCATCAGCTAAATCTGTCTCATAATCATACTTACCGGGAACAATACGAATTGCTTTATTATTTAATATATCAAATAAAATCATATAAGATGACTCACTTTCATCTATAGCAATATCAACAACTACAGGTGCACCCAGCAATGTCCCGCATTGATAAGCATTACTAATAGTACTAATTTCAGATGGTTCATAATACTTTGCATCTGCAAAAATCAAAATTGGTTTAAAACAGGCCGGGATAATTAGTACTGCTGCTCTTGGCATTTTAACATTTTCTTTTATAATATCCGCTAATATTGCTCCAGCTTTTTGATAATGCTCATACTTTGATCTGCCTACTGGGAGTCTTCTTTCCCAATTAAATTCAACTTCTTTCTCAAATACAAGATTATCAAAATAATTATTCCAAATTTTATATTTTAATTCTGAAAATGCAGGCGATTCCATTATTCTTCCTCTAATGCTTTTTTAATTTTATCTAATAAATCTTCGACAAATTTTCTAGTTTTTTCATGTAAAATCATATTTTTCTTATGACTTTCATACCAGTCAAAGATTTCTTTTAAATTACCAGATTTATGTGAAAAAGCCCACCAATCACAAACCATTTCAATAACATATTCTTCAGGCATTTCAAGAGCATACGTTCCATCTTCATCATTAACTAAAACCCAATATTGCCAATGATGTGGGTTATTATGAATATGATGAAGCCAAGCATAATCAAAAGCTTCTTTTACTTCTTTAGTTTTTGTGCCATAAAAATAATTATCATAAGCATCATATTCTTCTGGTTGATACTTAGATAAATCATGATTTATAATTTGTGTAGGTCTAGC